GCCAGTTTTCTTAGTAGATCCAGGCTTCTTAGGAGAAGCATTGTTAGGATTATTAGGGTTTGATTTATGTGTTTGTCCAGTAGAGGTAGATTTAGTTGTACCACCTGTACTAGATGTTCCGCCACCTAACTGACCAGCCATCTGTGAAAAGGCATTTGTTCCAGTTTGAGGTGCTTCTAAGATAATTTCACTTACTTTCATAGGTCTTCCAATGTATGTTATTTATTAGAGATGTACTTCGTACATCCAGTTCTTCGCTTGTCAGCTCGAACTAATTTTTTTTTTAAACGATGTTTTAAAAGAAGCTGCGTAGCGATAGCGAAGCAGTGAATTAAGTATTATCTAGATTAAGCGGTCACACTTAGCCCTAGCGGGCTAAGAAAAAACTGCATTATCTGAGTAGCACAGTCACATAGTGTTAGAATTATTGTATCGCAGGCGGTTGTCCGGTACCTGCTCATTCTGTCTTGTTACAACGGCGGCTTGCAAATGTACACTATCACATTTGCAAAGCGTGGGGTTATGGTTAGTTCCCCATCATTAGCCTTATTAAATTAAAGATCTTCAAACAGCAAAACTAGTTCTATGAAGGCATATCTAGTCGTCGTCCTGTTAAGGATAGTTGCTGAGTACTCTTAACGGCAAGAGATTTCCGTCCCGGTGTAGTTAAACCCGTTGTCTGAATGCTGGGCACACGAAATTAGCCTGTGCGAGCTTTAACCGTTTAATTGTTTGCCTTTGATATGACTTCCGTGTACACGAACAGCTATGTGTCCGTTGTAGTAGTCGTCACTTTCGAGAACACGTCTTGTAAATTGTTCTCTTGCCTCTATGTAAGAGCATTCAGCCTTTGAGTTGCAGTAGTAAAGTATTTCTCTTGTGAAATTGTCTGCGCCTAGAGTTTCTATATCTTTTGTTAAATGATCGCTTGAGCCATAGTATTCACGCCAATCAGAATCAATTTTAGAACGAATCTTCTTTTTCTTCTTGTTGCCGTTTTTGAGTTTTACTGTTTTATAAGTGGTTTTAGAGAATTTAGCTAATTTTTTGCCTATATATTTGCGACCAGTGATGTTATTAGTGATACAATAGACGAAACCTATACATTCTTCTGGAAGAGTTTCAACTATTGCGTTTTGATAATACCATGACATGCACTTAGTTAGTCGTCTTGGTCTTGTGCCTCTGTTAAATCTGAGTTGCCTTTTAATGTGTCTAAGTATGCTCGTCTTTCTCGTTGTACTTCCATTACTTCTTCACGGCGTGTAGAAGCACAACGTCTAATGTCCGAAAGAACTTTTCGAACTTCAATAGTTTTGTCTAGTGTAGGTTTAAGTTCTAAACTAAGATTCAACTTGACGTATTCGTGAACTAGTTGTAATAGTTGACGATGGTTATCGTTTGTACTCATTCTTCAATTTCAAGATCATTAGCGTAGCTGGTAAAACCATTTTCTTTAATAACTTTGAGAACATTGTTAACACGCCCAATCAATTCATCCTTGTGACTGATTAGATAAATGTTTTTCTTGCGTTCTCTGCCCATCTTCTTAAGTACACTCAGTGCATTTTCAACACCGTTAGCATCTAAACCGTTGTCAATTAATTCGTCAATGAACAACAAGTTGATACTTTGATATAAACTTTCCCATACATCACGGAATGCCCAGCTCAATCCTAAAATCAATCTGTTGCGTTCACCACGTGACAAGTTGTCAAAGTCTAAGTCTTGACCTAACTGCATAATCTCAACAGTTAAGTCGTTTAAGAATGTAACAGTATGAGGCAAGCCCATCTTGTCAAGATAATAAGTTAGCCTGTTGTTTAAGTAAGCTAAGTTCTGATCAATAATCTTTTTACGAATAAAACTGTCTTTGTTTGTCAACAATTTTAACAAAAACTCTTGATGGTCTTTGAGTGTGTTCAAATTATTAACAGCATCCCAGTTTACATCTTGGAGTGCAGTTTGTTGGAGTTCTTCAATTTGTTCTTGGTAAGGATCCTGTTCGCCCGCCTTAGCCACCAACGCACTTTCAAGCGTAGCCAAATTGTTTTGATGCCGTAGAGCTTCCTCGAGAGTTTCATAATATACCTTTGGGCGTCCGTTAATGTCGCCTATTTTATCTAACTCGCCTACAACTTTACTCAAGTCATGAGTGACTTTAGAAAGATATACGCCTGATTCTTCTAAATTTTTGTCAGCACGAGCTTTTAATTCGTCGTGTTTGTGATCGTGCAAGTCTTGTTCACAAGCAGGACACTTGTTATCTTTAAGCTGTTCAACTTCTTTTTGATATTTTGCAACAGACCTATCAGCTTGCCCTAGTGCATTTTCAAGAGTTGCTTTTTCTTTGCTTAGACTTTTAATTCTTGCAGCCAACTCGTCGTATGTTTTTAGTTTAGCATGTTGCTCTAATTCTTTTTCAATGTCAACTTGTTGTAATTCTGCAATACTGCCGGCAATCTTTTCTAAATCTAGATCTCGTTGTTTGTTCCAAGCACGTTGCCTTGTAATCAAACTGTCGATACTGATTTGAATTTTGTCGTTGCTACGTTTAGTTGCTTCAATGTTTGAAGTTTCTTGTATGATTGCTTCTTTAGTTTCTCTAACTCGTTCTTTGAGAGCTTCGGCTTTCTCACTTAGCAAGGTAATGCCCAACAACTGCTCAATGATTTCTCTCTGTTCATTGGCTTTCATGCTCAAGAACGGTTCAGTATAAGTGTTCAAGGCTACAATATGTTTGAACATATCATGTGTCATGCCCAACAATTCGTGAATATCCTTTTGCGTTTCACGCATGTCACCTTGACTGTCATCGTTGTCGTTGGCAGCTTGTTCTTGATCATTGACATAAAACTTCATAACAGTGGGCTTACGACCACGTTCGATCTTATATTTGTTGCCGTCTTTGTCAAAACTCAGTGTAACCAACATGCCCTTATTGTTAATTTTATTAATAAGGTTGTCTTTTTTAATGTTAGTCAGTGCAGTGCCAAACAATGCAAAGCTTAAGGCATTGACAATAGTTGTTTTACCTGTACCGTTGCGACTGCCGCTGTCATCTCCGCCTTGATCTAAGTTTTCACCTAACACTAATGTTAAGTTTTCTTTACAAAAGTCCACAGCCTGGGTTTGATTACCCACGCTCATAAAGTTCTTAACGGTTAATTCTTTAATTTTTATAGTCATAGGCTGTTATAAATGCTCAACAACACTTTGTTATCGTAAGTGTCGCTTTCAATATTGACCAATTGATTGGATACAATTTGATCTACTGATTCAAAAGTTTGAATATCAATAGTAGTATTGATCTCAACTTCTTTCTTTTCAGGAATCAGTGTAAGTTCTCTAATGTCGTAGTCGGCAATAAACTTTTCTTTGATAAAGCTAGCTTCTTCGTAACTGATATCAATGTCAAGTCCTACACGAAGATGCATCTTACTCAACAATAAATCATCAGCTTCGTCGATCAACTTGCTGAGCTTTACAGTTCTAAACTTAGGAGCATCTAGCCAAGTTTTGTAAACAGGTTGTTTGCCCCATTCTAATATCATCATGCCGCGGTCATCATCCCATGCATCTGCATAGTTATGGGGAAATGCATTGCCAATGTAGTGCATGTTCTGTTTAACTTGACGTTTGTGAAAGTGTCCGCTAAAGCCTAGTTCGTAACCTTTAAAGCTGTCTAATTGAATTTCACCATGATCCGGCATTTGCACCATGGCATTCATAAAGAAGCTGGGCAGTTCAAAGTGACCAAATATATATTTGCCACCTTTCTTGCCGATAGTTTTCCACTCATCGCCTACTAACCATGGGCACATAGTAACATCACCTATTGTCATAGGCTTGTGTACAATAGTAACGCCGGGAATATACTTGCCAAACTCTACTGAGTGAATATCACGTTTGTCTTTGTAGTACAAATCATGATTGCCAGGAAAGAAAAAGAACTGATCAAAGGCAGCACCTAATTTTTCCAAAGCCCTCAAGCTGTGATCCATTGTAGTAATGTTCAAACTGTTTCGGTTGTGATGCCAGTCGCCAAGAAAGATGCCTGTATCGCACCCTTCTTTCTTGGCTTCTGCAATGTACCAATCTACAAAATCGTTGCAGTCTTGGTTGTGTACTTGACTGTTTGACTTCAATCCGAAATGAATGTCAGTAAAACAGGCTGTTTTTTTAAATAAATTACTCAAGATAATATCCTTACTGACACAGTATAACGTATTGTAAACTGAAAGTCACTCGGTTTCGGCATCAAATCTTTTCATAGCGTTAGCATGATCGCCGTCGCTAGTTCTAGTGTAGCTAGGATTCATACCATTAATTTCAAGCAGATCATCTCGAATGTTTTGATTGCGTTTTTCCAAGTTAATAATACGAACAAAGCTATTAGTTACAGCGGCTGTAAAGTAAGCAAACGGATTATTAGACTTTGACTCGTCAAACTGTAGACCAATTTGGGCAAGTTGTAAAATAGCCTGCCCCTTCATTTCGTCGTTGTAAGTGTAACCTCTAACGTTACCCCTAGTAGCATAACGCTCGCACAGTTTGATATACATCCGTGCTAGTGTATTTGTAATCTGTCCGTGATCTTTATTAAATTTACCAGTATCTAACGGACCCTTCCAGTGACTTTTTCCAACACATTCTAAAATATCTTGATCGTTAAACTTAAAATGTTGGAATGGAGGAAAATTTACTTTATCTCTATGATCAGCTACACTTTTGGGATTCTTTTTTCTAGTGCCATTTAGCGGAATATGATCGAATGTCATGATTCTAAACACTAGTTCTTGTTTTGTGATTTTTTTATAATCTACTTCGCACTCTGCTTGCTTAACTTTTTCGCCGGCAGCTTTACGTCTTGCATATTCTTGATCCCCTAATCGCTTGGCTTTATTTCTTTTAGCTTCTGCAATAGTTCTAATGTTGATTTTATCAACATTGGGCAAGATAATATCATATTGGTGATAAGACGGATCGTTAAACGAACAGAATGTGTTTTTGCTTTTGTGAATTTCTTCTAGTAGATCTTTGTTATTTAAATAGTTAACTTTCATATTACTCCAAGGGGTTAGCGCATTATAATATATGCAGTTTATTTTGTCAACTAAATAATGGATAAATGGAGATATATAATGCTACCCAAAATTGAATTGCCATCCCTTAACCCAGCTAGTTTGATTTCTGGAGGAATCGCTGCAATTTTTGGCCCATCGGACTCATCAAAAGACTGGCGTGTTAGACTTAGCATTCCTGATATTAAAGGATTTAATGATAGCA